AAGTCACCAGATGCTGCTTCACCCCAACCAATAAATGTTGTCGTACTAGTAATAGTTGCTCCACCACTATGTGCTGCTTTTGTAGTTCCACCTACTTCTCTAGTAACACCTGTAAGTTCTCCTGTAGCTGCAATACCTGTATAAGATATTTCTTCACTATCTATTTGTAAGAAGTTTGTTCCTGCAGTTGGAAACTGTGATGAGTCTACTAATATAATACCTGTTGTTGCAGTGTCTGTAATACCGTTTTGTAGCGTAGTTGTTGGATTACCAGCAACTGTTCCACCCCAAGATCCTAACGACCAACCAAAACCTTTTGCTTGAACAGCTGGTCCCACAGGATAATAATGTTGTACCCTAATACCACCAGATGTTGTAGCACCAGATCCTGATTCATTTGATGGCATTGTAATAGTTAGAGTTGTGCTTGTAGGCACAGTTGTTACCATAAATTTTTTATCTTTAAAATCTGCCTCTGCAAAGTTTGAATTTGTTATTGAAGAAAAATTATCTAATAATATTATATCTTGTGCTGATATGTTGTGTGCACCACTAAAAGTTATTGTAACTGTTGGTGATCCATTAGTCGTGGTGAATGCACTTGTAAGCGTTGTTGTAGATTTAATAGGGTGTATGTCATAATATACACCACCAGAGAAAGCATATAAAATTCTGTTTGTACCAATGATTGCGTATTTTCTAGCTAAACTATTTACGAAATGATGTAGTCCTCGACCTGCACCTGTAAGATTACTATCTCCTAGTTGCTTCCAACCACCTATTTTTTCAGGTATACCATAACGAAACCTAACATTATCACAGTCCGTCCACTGTCCCTCTGCCTGAGTTTCTGTTATTTGTTTATTTATACCTGGTTGGAATCCTAATTTTTGTAGCATAGCGCCTCATTATATATGCTTTTTATTATTTTGGTAGTATATATTATAATCTAAGTTTTGTCAGGTTTTTATTATCTCCAATACCCCCTTTTATAAAAGTATTAAAAGCTAAACTAATTCTGGTATTGTGTCCTTTTTTAAGTGATACCATATGAAGTAGAGAAGATGGAAAAAGTAGTATATCACCTGTTTTAACAGGAAACCACCAAGATTCTGAGTTGAATAAATTATTTTCTTTTATATCTGGTTTAATTGATTGATAACTATCTTTATAAAAATTAATTTTATCATGTTTTTCATCAGAATTTATATACAAAACACCAGAAACTAAAGAATTAAAATGATTGTGTTTGTGGTGGTATTGATTATTTTTAGTATAATTTAACCAAGATTGAGTTATATAAGGTTTAATATCATTAGAAGGAGATACAATTTTATCAAAATAATCTTTTACCCTTAAGTTTAATTCTTTTTTTATATTTTTAAAAAATTTATCTTCTAGCACATAGTTATTTTTTGATACAGTATTTCCTGTATTATTATACACAACATTTTTATTATTATTAACAAATAATAATTCCTTTTCTGTAAAATCTCTATTCAATTTTGATTGATAGATTGGTGTTGGAAATATAGCATTTATATGAGATTCGAACATAATATTATTTTTTAAACCAACCTGGAAGACCTATATGAGCTCTACCATCATAAATATTTTTTTTTGCTCCTTTAGTTGATTTATTGTTATAATGTAAAAATACTTGCACACAATCTCGACCATTAAATTTTTCCCTCCAATGTTCTAATAATTTTCCTTTATAAACTAACATATCTCCAGGTTTTAAATTTATTTTAATTCCTTTTTTACCTACTTCTCCCGACGGTTCTAAGTAGATTGGCCAATCATCACCACCTAAATTCATAGTAGTTGATATCTCACAACTAAATCTATCTTTGTGTCTTTTTAAGATATCGCCTTTTTTATAGATTCTTGCATAAGAATAAGTTGGGATTAATTTTAATTTAGTTTGTTTTTCCATAATAGGTTGAAGAGCTAATAATAATGTTTCCATAGCTATGTCCGCATAATGAGAATAAGTGTTTGGAATTTGAGAATCATTCCATACTCCAAATTCAGTTGCAAAAGGAGAAATATATCTTGTATGAAACATTGTTTTTGCAACTTGTCTTTTTATTAAAAAATAATTATAAATAAAATTTGCAGTTTTAAAATCTAAAGCTTTTTTTATTACTAAAAAATTGTTTTTTTTAAAGTTATGTTTATTCATTATTATTTAAATGGATATCCTAGATTCCACATTACTAATGAATATCTAGTTCCTTTAGTTACAGGTTTAACTCTATGCCAAACAAATGATGGAAATACAATAATAGATCCTTTCGGTAAAATCTCTTTTGCTCTTCTCAAATGTTTAGCTTCATCTCTCATATGTGGATCGTAGTTTCTAAAATCAAATTCTAGTTCTCCACCTTTATATTCTGAACCATCAGTTAATTGACAGGTTACAGATAATTTTCTGATTTTACCATGCATGTTTATATTATTAGGTGTGTTATAAGGTATATCTGAATCACAATGCCAATCATAATATTGGTTTTGTTTATATTTTGTAAACTGGCAAGGTTCAGAATAATCCCAATTAAAATTCCATCCAGCTAATTTATTTGCTTGATGAATATAAGGTGTAATTTCTTTATAAATCCAAAAATCTCTTAACCACGATACGTTTGAATTTCTTTTATTTTTTATATTTAAAATTTCTTTTTTTTTTAAAGGTTGTTTTTTTAAATCTCTATGCATATTATTAGATCCCGTAACAGCAAAAATTTCTTCATGTTCTAAACCATATTTAATAACCTCATCACAAAATTTTGGAGTTAAAGCAGATTTAAAATAATAGTAATAATTAGATAAATTCATAGGTTGTTGTTAAAATAAAATTTAATTGATCTGATGTATTAGCAGTTATGTGGTATCTTTGTGTAGAAGGAAACATTACAAAATCATTATTATTTAATGGTATTTCCCAACTCTGTCCTTTTCTTCTATTACTGTCGTACTCTATGTGTATTTTACAAGAATCTTTTCCAAGATTGACTCCATATAACATTACATAATCTGGTGAATTTTTTAAATCTACTTTATCAACTTGCAATAATGAATTTGAATATTGTCTTGGTTGATATATGTTACCAATTGTTTTCATATGAACTAAAGAAAATCTATATCTTAAATTTATATGCTCTCTTAAATATGTTTGTAACATATCCCACGTTTTAGAAAAAGGAAATTGGTTTTTGTTTATTACGTAAGATAAAATATCTTTACTTAATATTTCTCTATTAATTTCAAAATCTCTAGGCATATTTATTTGCCCCGAATATAAATCTATCTCTGATAGTATTTTCTTTCTCATCTTTATAATAAAATTATATTATCTTAAACTAAAGAGTCTGTCAAATCCCAACCAGTTGTGTTGTCTGCTTGATATGAAGTTTCATTCCAAATATAATTCCAAAGATGGGTTCCTGCTGTGTTTTCAGCAATCTGTGAGTCTGTTAATGCTGGAGCATCACCAATTGGTGATTTCCAACTTGCAGTTGTAATATCTTTTACCCAAGAAGCATATGGTTTTTCATGCCAGAAGATTTCATTATCCTCGTCCCAAGTATAGCCTATACCTGCATAGTTTCCTCTAAATGCTGTTCCACCATTATTATGTTGATTACCTAATGTATTGTATGAAGTTTGAATCCACAAATGAGCTGGCCAATTATTATGTGTTTCTAAATATTGTTGTCCTACAGTTTCATCTTCAACGCCATCAGCGTTTAACATGTTTGAATTATCTAATGTCAGTACTTGTAAAACTTCATTTGTTTCTGTTATTTTTGCAAAATGTGCCATAATTATGTTTTATTGAAATTGATATCTTATTCTAACAATTCCAGATCCTCCAGTAGCTGTTGCTCCAGCTCCACCACCTGTATTAGTTGATCCATTTGAACCAGATCCTCCTCCACCACCGGTTCCACCAGATCCTCCGGGAGCGCCACCGCCACCGCCAGCAAAAGATGTAGAACTATTGTTAAAAGATGTTGTTGCTCCAGCACCACCGTTTCCTCCAGGAGAGGGTCCCGAACCATCACCACCTGCAGCTGTTGCTCCGCCACCAGCACCACCTGATCCAAAAGGACCACCACTAGCACCACCTGGTGATCCTTGCGGAGGAGTTGTAGGAGGTGTGTTACCTGCTCCACCACCACCTGAAATTCCACCACCACCTGAACCTCCCGGTCGACCTGGATTACCAACACCTGTGTAATGTTCTCCACCACCACCACCTGTTGATGTAATAGTTGTAAATACTGAATCACTTCCCGGTGATCCTCTATCAGCACCAGCTGCTCCACCTCCTCCAACTGTAATTGGATAAGAGCCTGCAGCAAGTCCAAGTGATTCTGAAGATACTAAAGGAGAACCAGAAAATGGAGCAGTATCATTTTTACTTTCTCTAAATCCACCGGCTCCTCCACCACCTCCTCCAGGAATTGCAGGTGTTTGTCCACCTCCACCTCCTCCTGCTACTACCATATAGTCATAAAGAGCTCCTTGAGTAACTTCAAAAGTTCCAGGACCTGTAAATGTATGAATTTTATAATTACCTACAGTTGCTATTGATCCACCAGTTGCTGCACCAATTAAACCAAATCCACCACTTCCAGCACCAAATCCTAAGACTTGATAACCAAAAGATTTACCTTTTCTGTTTTTAATATTTTTTGTGTTCTTACCCGAGGTAAATTTATTTTTTAAATCTCTCATATCTAAATTCCTTATGCGTCGTTAGCCGCATCAGTAGTAAAGAATAATTTAATACCTAGAACTCTACATTCACCAGTAAAAGTATCGCTACCGTCTGCTGCGTCTCTAAATAATTGAAAATAAGTTTGTTCACCCGCTGCAGGAGAGCCCGCAACTGTCATAGCACTACTTTCAGATGTAATTTGTTGATCTTCAACAGTTCCTATACCAGCGTCTGTAACATTGATTGCTGTTCCATATGCAACATCAATAGTATCATTATCTGCGCATGCTACAGCTTGTAAACCAAATATAGCATCACCAGTGTTAGTTGTGCTTGGAGACCAATAAACTTGATAAGTTAAAGTTCCTTCGTTCCATGATTTAGGCATTGCTATTGTAAATTGTGTGAATTGTTTTGTACTAGCGTCAAAATCAAATACTTTTAAATCTGGTCTTGTAGCTGTTGTTTCTACTTGTTCTGCATCGGCACCATTAGTAGTTGCTGCATACATTGCTGCAGCTGGAACCCATATAGTTTCTTTTCCTGCAATTTTAACTGCAGCTGATCCTGATTTAAGAACACCTGTTCCTTTAGGATTTAAATTTATATCAACGTTAGTTTCACCTGTTGCTGATAGAATTGGACCATTACCTGTTGCAGCATTTGCTAAAGTAAATTCATTAACTGCTGAACTTGTTGCAGTAAGATTAATTAATTCGTTTCCATTAGTATCTGAAATTTTTGTTCCTATTGCAGGGCTAGTTAAAGTTTTATTTGTTAAAGTATCTGTTGTAGCTTTTCCAACTAATGTGTCAGTTGCTGCTGGCAATGTTACTGTAACATCTGCTGTTGAAGCAGGACCAATTAATGTTACTTTGTTTGTACCATTGTCTGTACCTTCTAAAAATTCTATTTTACCAGCAGTTGCTGTTCCAGGACTTAATATAGGGTCTGTTAAAGTTTTGTTTGTTAAAGTTTGTGTTCCTGTAAGAGTAACATCTCCAAAATCTAATGTATCGATATCCGGATTAGTTCCATCGTTTCCTGTAGCAAATACTAATTGATCACCCTTATCTGTAGCACTAAAAGTAAAACTATCTCCTGAACCAGATGCATATTTAAACTGAACTGTGTAAGCACCTGATGTTGAGTTTCTTAAAAAATAAAAAGTTTG